CAATCTTTTTTCAATACATCATCTGAATAATGAGGTAAGAAGTTATATTGTTCTAATTCTTTAGCCAGATTGGGTACGGCAGCGTCAAAGTCTGCATCTGATAAGTTACGTGTTGAGTAACGTACATTTAGAATGTCGGCTAATGTTACCATTGATCCAAGCTTCTAACCCACGGTAAATTAATAAACAATGGCCAGGCCTTTTTCTTAGGTTTACTATTGTACATCCAATCATCATTTTTACCGTTTGCACCTGATTGTTGTCTATTAAAAAAAAGATTTGACCCTAATAGATATGATTCTAAATCTTCTCTAGTAAACCATACTATATGTGAAGTATTTGGATTTGATCCCATAAGTATCGCTCTTTCCCAATCTTTGCCTATACTAAAATGATTAAAGATAAAACAATTAGGTTGTACTATGTCTTTATATCTATTTGCTAGACTGAATTTTACTTCAGTTTTAATATCAGTAACAATTCCATCATGACCGGAATTGGTTCTTGGTTTTATATCATAGCCCAAATCTAATAATATACTAAAAACTACTTCTTCCCCGTGTGCGCCCTTTTGTTTAGGATCAACATTTACGTAACCTTTGTGCGGCGTTTGTATCCAGGGATCGGCTTTTGGTGATAGTATATCCTGTGCTTTTTTATTGTTATAAATTATAGGATATACATATTTTTTATTATCTAAAATCATGTAAGACTCCAATTTAATAGTTGATAGTATTGTAACTCATCATACTTTTTAGGATAATATGTTCCCTCAATTCGCAAATGTTCATTTGTAAACATCTTATCCCAAATGTGTTTCAATGGGTTCCTTGGTTCAATAGCAATCATATGTGCATTGCCATTACTATTCTTTAACCAATATTCAAACTGTTTTGTACGTTTATTACTTTTATAAAAACTTGTCACTGGTGTCAATGTAGTGATTTGTTTAAGAGGAGGTGAGTCAAAAGTAGGTAATTCTAATTTAATTTCTCTTTTAAATGTGTCAAATTTAACGTCATATTCATAGAATTCAGGTAATCTAAAGACAATAGGTAACAGTTCTTCTGTAACTTTTTTATCATTACCATGAATGAATGTATTTAGGTCTTGTCTATATTTTGATAACTTAACGCTTTTAAGAGACCATAACATAATTTTTTTGCTAAAGTAATCTCTAATTTCATTGGCACGAACTCTATCAGGTTCTTCTACCCTTCTGAACAAGTTATCATCTAACAGGCTAGTAATACCTATGTGATGTGAACTCTTATCCTTAGTATCACGTAAACGTTTCCATGCAACACTTAGTGCTAATACATCTTCACTAGTTTCAATTACCTCATAACGTTTAACATAGTCACTTCTAGTAATGTTTTTAAACAGGTTATTAAGATAAGTATCATCTAATGAAATAGATGACTGGCCTAGTGTATTCATTGCACCGGTACCATTCAATGTTATTGTATTACTGCTATATGTATTATTAGTCAATTCGGATATCCTCCATGCCTGCTGTACGTAAACGCACAATATGTCCCATCTGCCATTGTTTAGCTTCAAGGCCCTTCATTATACCTAACCAACGATTTCGTAGTAATGCTACTTCATTGATAAGTGTTTCAAAGTCAACTACTTCATCTTCACCGTCAACATACTTTTCAGCATCACGGCTTGTCAATACTCTATTATACGCTTCTAAGTATTTTTGAAAATGTTTTCGGCGAATTTTCCGTAATTGAATATTAAGATAGTTCAATACTGCTTCTATCTCTTGTAGTTGATTAAATCTATGTTCTGTGATTCCGGGTAATGCGGCAATGTTCTTTTCAACATTACCGTATACCTTAACATCACTCTTTGCCGAAATTATTTCGTTATCATAATGACTAATAAAATCGGGTATCACAGCTAAATTAGTTGTGATCCTTGTATACCAATTTGACATTTAGTTCCAATCGTCTTGGTCGTCATCTTCTTCAAATTCTTCGTAATCATCTTCCGTATCATGCTGTTCAGCGTAACCTTTCAATGCCTTAAGCATTTCCTTGTCACCTTTAAACGCATCTTTGATATCGTCAGTTTCGTAGTTGTTGTCAATCAATAAATTGATTAATGTATCTGCGGCATCACTACGGTCATTGAAATCAATGTGTGTGCGTAGTGCATCCCAAACTTCAGCAACAAAATCTAAATTCATTCTGTACCCTCCTCCTCAGGTGTTACAGTACTTATCTTTGTTGTCGCTTTTTGACTATACTCTGACATAACTTTGTCTAAGCAACCGTCAGTATTTGCTTCCCATGCTTTACGAAACTTCTTAATGATTTCACCATCAAGTGTTGTATATACTAATGAATTACCTTCTTTCTTAACAAGTTCAGCTTTCTCAATCATATCTAATAATCCTGAGTAAGGGCTCATACCTGTTTCATAAGGAATCTTAACTTGCACAGATTCAAATGGTTTCGCATAGCGAGTTTTCATAATCTTACATGCCGCACGAATACCTCGTACATCACTAATCTTATTACCATCTTCATCTTCTTTAAGTTTTAGTTTCTTCATAGCAACAACAATACTTGAAGCATAAACGAAACCTTGACCGCCTGAGATTTTATCATCTGGATCAAACATATCTTGTGAAGCATATGTGTGATTAGTTGCAACTAAGCCGATGCCCAGTGAACCAAACATATTAACACAGTTACGAACAAGTGCTGTTAGTGCTTTAGGCTTACGACCCATGTCACCTTTCATATCACCTGCTTCAAACTGATTAACGTCAGTTGGTGTCAATAACATACCTAAACTGTCAATCACAAACAATACCTTAGGACGATCTGTTTCCGGTAGTGCTTTGTAATCTTTAACGAACATAGAAATAGTTTTTCCTACTTCGTCAATCATTGCCATGTTAAGTTTTAACAATTTACTGTCGTCTGTAGATACACCAAGTGCGTGTAGCCATGCTTCGTCAAGGGCATTCTCTGAGTCAACTAAGACTACAAAAATTCCTTGTTCTTGTGCGTGTCGGACGAGGTTTCCTGAGCAGATGAACGATTTCCCGGCGCCCGATTCTCCGGCAAAGACAGTAACTTTACCAAGAGGTACGCCTTTATTAAAATCTCCCGAAATCAAATAGTTTAGGGCATAGTTTCCTGTACTTATCCAATCAGTAGGATCATTAAATCCAATTGATAGACCTTCAATAGATTTTGTAATGTCCTTACGGAACTTACTAATGTCGAATGGTTTAGCCATTATATTCCTTTTGTTTATTTTACGTGTACATGTGTACTATACACGTTGATTGTTTGTTTGTCTAGTATATCTGGACATTTTTCTGCGATAGATTCTAATTCCCAATCATTTGGATAATGACGTAATGCACCTCTAGCCCTATCTCTAATGATACTAGGAACACGAGGTGTTTTACCTGGATCGCATAATTCTTCCAATAGTTTCTTACCTTGCTTAATGGCGCGGTATCTTTCGTCTGGTAATGTCATGGAGTTCTCCTTAGGTAGGGAGCAAATGCTCCCTATTACCTTTTAAGACTTGTTTTGTCTAGCACGAATCATTGCTAGAATGTCTTGTGCTTTGTCACTTGAAGGTTGTGCTGTAGGAACCTTAATAGATTCGGCTGCTGCCATTGCATCTTCTTCCCATGGTGCTGAAGTTTCTGCTACGGGGGCGGTTGCGGGTGCTCTAGTTTCAGTAGTAGCTGTTTGTTTTTCCGCGGTTGCTCCTGCAGGTGCTTCTAGTCCCCAAGGACGATAGTAACTACCCCAACGCTCTAAGTCATATGGTTGACCGTCTACACTTGCGTCAAACATTTCTTTGATTACACGCAATTCTGCTTCGCCGGGACGCTTTGGCAAGAACTCTGCCAAATTATACAAGCCATGTGCTTCAATAGCGGCTTGCTCTGCTTCGGTCAATGCTGACTCTTTACGTGCCCAATTACTTGTTGAGTAATCAGCATAACCACCTTTACTTGTTTTCTTAATATTTAAATCAAGACCACGCATAAAGTCTGTTGGCAATTCTTCCATCTCAGGATCCATCAAACTTGCTTTAATGATTGTAAAGATTTGTGGACTAATAATGAATCTACGAATTGGGTTAGCTGGTGTTTTGTCATCACCAATTGGATTCTGACGAACAAAACCTTGAAACAAATAACTGCGTTTCTTCCAGTATTTGTTTGCTAACTCTTTCAATGTTTCATCTTTATACCAAGGACGAACTTCAGTTAAGATTGGGCATTGTGCTTTTGGATCATACATCTCAACGCAAGGTACTTGTACTTCAATACGTTTGACATTAGGATCACCTTTAACTCCATTGAATGGAAGTTTAATAATTTGTCGTTCTACCCAGAAGTATGGGTTGTTGCTATCTGCATCAGGCAATAGACGCAATGTGGCTGTTGTGCCTTCGTCCATATTCCAGTGGGGGTAGATAGAGTTGTCTGATTGTTTCTGTGTTGAACCAGAAGTTGATTTGTTTTCTTGTGCCGCAATACGGGCACGAATTTCTGCTAATGATGCCATGATTTTATTTCCTTATAAATTGAGATGGTCTCTTTTTTAATATTCGCCGCTTCCCTATGAAACGACTAACATAAGAGTTAGTATAGCATGTCTAACTCTCAATGTCGATAGTATTTATCCCTATTGTGGGTAAACACATTTTTTTGTATAGGTTTTTAACCCTTTTTAAATGTATGGTAGCCCGATAATTTTATCCAACATACGTTCATATGTTTTATCTAGGCTTTCATTAAACAATTCTTGTTGAACTGGCTGTTCCCATAATTTCATTTTAACATTATCTAACCAAAGTCTAACTTGTTCAGATGTTAATGGAGTCTTATCATTACCTAAATTATATAACAAAGGAACATATTGTTCTACTGTATCAGCTATTTGTTTATCGCTATAATCTTTTTCTGCTAAATCCTTAGCAAATCTTCCCTTAAACATAGCAAACAGTCCAGGCAAATGTTTAGTAATCCATTCATTGTAATTAGGATTACGATATTGTTTAGACGGTTTAATATCATAACCTTCATTTATACTTTCTTGTACATTAGCTGAACTGGGCATGTTCTGTTGTTTTTGATTATTCACAAGCCAAGATATATCTGCTACCTTTTTATCTGGTGCTGAATTTGAGCTAGTCATTTTTTCAATATTCTGATTAATAAAATCTAAACTTTGACTAATTTCAACCTTCATTTTACTAATATCTTCCGCATCTTGCATAATGCCGGCTCTTAAGTTTCTTGATATCTCAAGTTCTTTATTCATGTCTGTGCCAAACTTTTCAAGTT